GTCGTGCGCGTTCAAGTCAAACGCCGCCTTGCAGCACGCTTGCCGCAGCACGTACACCTTGCCGTTCGCAAGCTCGGCGGTCACCGTGCTGTTGATGACCCGCTCGACATCCTCGGTGCTCAACTCGGGCACCAACGACACGTCGCCCTCGATGTAGGGCACGCGCGGAAGCTCCGAATAACCATGCACGTAATCTTGGCCGGCAATCATCGCCCGTTCGAGCGGCGACGGGCTGACGGTGAAGTTGCCGCGCAAGGGGTACTGATCGCCGTCTACCTTGAGGTACGCGATGCCCGCGAATCTTTGCGCCATGTTTCAGACTCCATCGAGGGAAGGATGCGCCATCACGGCGCGGCTTACGCTGCAATCTGCGTGTCGACTCCACGGTCGTATTGCAGTCGGAACTGAGCGAGCACGGCGAAGATCCGCAGTTGGTTCACGAGGTCGGGCGGATAGAGCACGTTGACCCGGTTCGGGTCGTTGGGATCCCGCTCGACGATGAGGTTTGCCTTGAACGCGGGCGCGTTCTCGACGAGGCCGTTGAACTCGTCGATGGCGTATTCGGCGACGAGTTCGGCGGCGATGATTTTCGGCGTCACGATCTTTTGCCCAACGCCGAAGCGAGTCCCGTCATCCGCGAGCTTGTGCCGTGGATACTTGCTCGTGATGGCGTGCCGCTGATTGCGGAACAAGGTGGCGAGCGTCGCGAGCGTCGTCATCAGTTCATAGGCGTCATCCGACTGGCCATAGAGATTGAACTGATACGTCGTTGTGTCGCGAGCGATTTGCACGATGTTGCCCGGTCCCGTCTTTTGCGTCGCGAGGCCGTTCAAGGCGAAGGTGTTTTGCTCGTCGAGATTCCACCGCTCGTGCAGCTTCGCCGGCAGAATGTCCGCAAGCTGCAAGGTTTGCAGCGGGCGCGCGGGATCGTTGGACAAGGCACGGGCCGCCTTGGCGTTGATTGCGCCAACCCATTCCCATATTGGCGAGGGTGCTGTCGGTTCGATGGCCCACACCGAGGTGACCGGCGAGTTGCGCGTCGGCCCCCATAGGATGAGGTTGGGGAAGGTGTCGCGGCGCGCCGAAATCAATTGCCCGTAAAGCTGGCGCATCCATCCCCATCGGCCGTTGTCGCCAAATCCGTATTCTTGTTCCCAAATAATCAGCGTGTTGGAGTCGCTGAATGGCAACGCGACGTAATCGAATTCCTGCTCACCGAGGTTAGCGATGGCGTTGGTGAAGATCGGCACGCCCGCACCGTGGTCGAGGAATCCGTTGTTCGAGTAAGTGAGCGTCACGCCAGGGGGCAACACCTCGCCGCCGAGGCCACCGTAATACGAGTCGATGATGTTGATGTCGTTGCCGGTGTCGCCCTTCCAATTGCACGTGACCGTCACGACGGCGGCGACCGCCGCCGCTGTCACGGGGAGCGTCGGATCCTCGTTGATCCACGAAGCGATTGCCCCCGCGATGGTGTTGGGGTCATCGCCATCGCTCACGCCGATTTCAACCATGTGGCCAGCGATGTACAGAAAGATCGTGCCGGCATCGGTAGCCGTCCCGCTCACCGTGATGGTGCCATTCGCGGCCGATCCCGTCGACGGTTCGGACACGCCGAGCGCCCAAGTCTCTTGCGCGAAATTGTTGGCGAAGAACGCGCGCCCGAGGCCCGCGAGGTGCGAGCCGATCCCCGCCATGTCTTGCAGCATCGCAATGCTACCGACGGGAGTCGGAACGTCGGGCGTCATGGTCCCGTCGGGCGTCATCACGCCAACGAGCAGCGCCGGATTCTTGACGATGGGCAAGCCCGCCATGCTTGGATCCGTTTCGACCCAATAAAGCGGCATTTTCCAATTCGAGGGGATATTGTCGAAGCTAATGGGCATAGCGGGACTCCTTTGAAGGATTGGCGCACCATCACGGCGGGCCGAGCGGTTCTGCCCCGAATGAACCGTTTCAGAGTGGGGCTTCGCGTGATTGGGCTATTTCTTTTCGGCCTTGGCGGCTGCGGTGCCAGGGCCACCGCGCGGCGACGCCCCAACCGGCTCGGGCTGCGGCTCGTCGCCCTTGTCCTTTTCGGGCGGATGGTCGAGCACGCTACCGTCGCGCAAGCGTCGCAACGTGAAAGCATCCTCGGGCCAGCCCACCGACACGTTGATGTCGGCTTGAAAGCGGATCCCGGTTGGATGCCGCAGCACGCGCCGCAAACCTTCGTTTGCGGCCCACACGCGAATCGTCTTTCGTTGTGACGGTCGGCGCAATGACATCGGTTTGCTCCGTTAATTCTGCGGGATGTCGTATTGGGTCTGCACTTGCAGCGTCGAGGCGGTATCACCGCCAATCGGATAGGCGGTGGTGACGTGAATCACCTTGAGGTCATCCTTTTCAACCGGCGGCCAATCGGTGCGGTAGTTGACGGTTATCTGCATTCGCAGTTCGGCGATTGGCGTTTCAGATTTCCCAATCGTGCCGTAAATGTGCTGGCGCGTGATGCGGGGGATGCCCTCGATGTGAACTGGCACCGGATCCCCGTGCTGCGGGCGCGGCGCGGCCGGCGGATAGGTTCGGATGAGGAACGTCGGATCCGTGAGCAGCCCGTTCATTATCGCCCAAAAGGCGCAATCAAGTTGGTTCTCTTGCTGGTCGTCATCGTTGTTGAGGATGAGGATGGAGATCCCGAATTGCGCCGTGTGGATGAAACGCGGTTCGCCGGCATTGTCGTCGCCGTCCGACTCCATCGACTCGGGCAACAGGAAGATGGACGCGGCCGGCAACTCGTCGGCTTGCCACACGTGCATCGGGCTTCGGCGGAACGTCTTGAAGCTCGCGAAGAATGGCATTTTGCGCACCCGCGCGAGCGCGCCGTCTCGAATCATCAGCGTGTAGCTGTTGGTGAGATCCGTGACGATGGTGTTGAGTGCGTTCACGGCACCGCCGTCACTATGCGTTTGAGCACGAGTTGTGTCGCGCCCTGGCCATCGCTGTTCACGTCGTTGACCTCGTAAGTGCCGAGGCCCGAGATAATCGCCTCGACGGGACCAATCATTATTTGATCGAACGTCGTGGGGAGAATCGTGAACTCGGAATCGCGCACGTCGAGCGTGGTGTGTTGATCCGAGTACGCGCCGCCGGCCTCGGTGGGCACGGTAATCGGGTCGCTCGCAAAGATCCCACGTGCGGTGTAAGGCGGCGTGCCCGGTTGCGATCTGATTGGGAAGATCGATACCGGGCGGCCGAATGTGTCTTGTGCCGCCTGTAGCACCGTCAGATTAAAATCGATGGTCACCGCCGATGCTCGCTTATGTCGCGCCAGCGTGACCGACTTGCAGCACGTTCGGGCGCGTACAGTAGCAAAGGGCGTTGGTCTGCGTGTCGAGGTGGATGCCCTTGCCGTTGGGCATCCCGAACTGCTTGGCATACAGTCGTTGCCCGAGCGTGTTCACCGTCTCGATGTAATCGGCCGGCGAGTAGACGCATCGGAAGAGTCCCGGCACCAACGGGATGATGTGACACTTGTCGGTGTCGACGAAGGCTTGGCCGCCGACGCTGCCCCGGTAGTTCTCCCAAAGGATGCCACCGAAGTCGAAACGCCCATACGACATGCCGCCATGCACATATCCCGTGCGCAACTCGGCCGCTTGCGTCTGATTCAAGAACGATGACCTCACCTCGGGATGCATGATGAGCTGGTCGAAGAATTGATCCCCGCATATCGCATACACGCCCGAGAACGGTACGCCGTCCAATTGTCCCGCGACGGCGCGAATGGCCCCCGCGCATTTTTGCCGCAGCACGCCAGGGGTGGGGCTTGCATTCGCGAGGTCGAACGTAATCGCGGGAAGCTGCGACACGTTGAAAATCGTGAACAGGTTCAACGTCGAGCCATCCGCATAGGTGATGATGCCCTTGACGGCACCAACCCGCGAATACTCCAAGGTCGCTTCCATCGACTGCGAATGTTGCTGCAAGCGTTGCGACATGAACGTTTGAATCGATTCGAGTCCCGTTTCTTGTCCGAACGGTCGCAAGTTCTGCACTTCCTCGGCCATCACGGCGTCGTTGATTTCGAAGTGCGGGACCGGGATTGCGTAGAGGTGCCGCTTGAACTTGTCGATTGCCAAGCCGGGACCACCGCGCGGCGTCGGTGGCACGAGCGCGAGCACGCCCATCCGATCCTCGATGGTTGCCGTGGTGACGCTCAGTGATGTTTCGGTGAACAGGCCCATTTGCCCGATGAGGCCGGGAACAAACCGCAGTTTGTTCACCGCGTCCGTCAGCGCAATCACCGAGAACGCGCTATTGTTGAAAATGTCTAGCATCATTGTCGTGACTCTCCGTCTATGGGATTGCGCGCCGTCGCGGCGGGCCTTCCGAGGACAACAAAAAAGCCGCGCGGTGCGCGGCCTTTCGGGCTTTTGCTTTGATTGGTCGCTTAGGGCGCGGTGCGCGACCTCACGATGATATGGGCCGCCGCGAGGGCGGCATTCGCCGCCAGGACCAACGCACCCGTGTTGATGCTTGAGTGGTACGTGATGGTTATCCCGTTGATTTCGGCCTCGCGCGTGATCGCCGCCACCGGCGCATCGGCGCTCGTTGCGTCAACCGGATAAAGGTTGAGCGCTGCGGGCGTTTGCGAACCATCGGACGCACCGGGAGCGGACACGATATATTTGCCGCTCGCCGTCACCTTGCCGAGCACAGTTCCGACGGCGACCACACCCGCACCGGAAGCGATGGTGATGTTGTCGCGGCTTAGATGGCCCCCTTGCTCCCACAGAACGAATTCGCCGGGATGCCGGGGTTCGGTGAACGATGTCGTCATGCTGATTCTCCGTTTTCACTTTATGACCGTTTTCCCCACCTCTGGCATTGCGACCTTGGCATTGATTCCATCAATCGCCTTTTGCCAGGACGTTTGTGCGGCTTTTTCGCTGCGTGCAGCATCGAAAGCCGGTTGCCGGCCGAGGATCCGCGATTGCGCATCCGCGAGCACGCGCCGATCCATCAGGGCACGGCGCACCCGTTCGACCGGAGTCTTTTTGGCGATGAACTCGTTTGCGACTTGCGCCGAGGCACCGGCGAGCGCGCAAAGCTCCATCGTCTTTTTCATTTCCTTGCGGCCATATCGGCGTGGGCGTTCCCGCTCGCGGTTGCTTACTCTGGCCGCGATTTTCAACGCCTCGACGGCACGCGCGGCGGCTCGCTTGGAGCGCCGCACCGTGCCACCATTTTCGGTGTCCGCATCGCTCGGCTCGCTCCCGAGGTCATTGTATGGCGGCGTGGTTTCCCCACCCTCGGCCGGCGGCACCCGCATCCCGTTTTCATCCACCGGCAACAATCCGTAATCTTGATCCGGGTCGCCGGTTCGCAACGTGTCGGTATCGTCATCGTCTTTCGGGATGAGGCGCGGGGCAAAATCCATCCGCGCCCGCACCTCGGGCGGGAGCTTGGCGGGATCAAAGTGCGCCGTGATCTTCACCGGCTCGACAACCTCATCGGTGAGGCCGAACGCCTTCGCCTCGGTGGCATCCATCAACCGCGACTCGGCCAT